CAGAAGTCAGAAACAGCAACTAGAAAGAGTTCTGGATACTTCTGTGGTAATTGCTCATGGGGGCAAGAAACAGAAAAGACTTCATCATTAGATAGGGTTAAGAAGTATGATAAAGATAATCCCTACATTTGTATGTCAGGTAGAGATCCTGTCACTGGTCAAGTCATATATGTGTTTAGAGTTAGATGGTCAGATATGAAAGAACATCTAATAGAACAATTCGAAGCAAAGTCACCAAGACTTAGGAGTAATCACTGGATGAGTATTCCGACAGAAAAAGTAGAAGGATTGTTCTGTTCTGTGCCATTAATGTACATAAATCGTGTAGAAAGGAACAATTTCAACACCGAGTTTTTTAGATGGTTAATAAATGATGTATTTGATCTCAAAACCACCTTTACAGAATATACAACAAGTCTTATACTATAACTATGGGATTGTTTAAGAAAAGAGATGATGGGTTTTTGCCCGATAAATCAAAATACAAATACAGTGAAGATATGATCATTGCGGAATTGTTAGGATATGTCAACAAGACTTACGATGAACATTACTCACTCAACAAGTTTCAAGCGACCGAGTTTATTATTGACTCTGGTCATGGAGAAGGTTTCTGTATGGGTAATATTATGAAATATGCCCAGCGATATGGAAAGAAAGATGGTAAGAATAGAAAGGATCTATTCAAAGTCTTACATTATGCCATTATGGCAGTTCACAATCACGATCTAACACTGGGAGGTAAAGATGAAGATAAGTGAAAACACTAGGGATATTCTAAAGAATTTCTCTACTATCAACTCTGGGATAGTCGTTAAAGAAGGAAATACATTCAGAACAATCTCTGCTATGAAAAACATCATGGCAAAGGCAACTGTTTCTGAAAACTTTTCTGACTTTGCAATCTACGACCTCTCAGAATTTTTGGGTGCTACATCATTGTTTGATGATGCAGACTATGACTTTGGTGACTCTTCAGTAGTTGTATCCGATGCTAATTCTAGTATGGTTTACTTCTATGCTGCAGAGAATACAGTTATCTCACCTCAGAAGGATATCAATTTCCCTGAACCTGAGATTACTTTCACTCTAACTCAGCAAGTAAGAGATGGTGTTGAAAAAGCATCAGCAGTACTTGGTGTGAGTGACTTAATACTTGAGTCAGATGGGACTGTAGTAAGAGTTTCTGTAAGAGACAAAAAGAATACTACATCCAATGTGTTTAGTAGAATTATCGCAGATGGCGATGGTACTAAATACAAGATGAATTTTAAGATCGAGAATCTTAAACTGATGAATGGTGACTACGATGTATTCGTATCCAGCAAAAACATTTCACAGTTCAAGCATAAAGATCTTGATCTAGAATACTTCATTGCCTTAGAACCAGATTCTAAGTACAATGCATAAGATAGAGTCAGACGATAGTTTGACTCGGGAGATGCCCTCCTCTTATCCGTCCTCTGGGCAGGCATCGCGAACTGATTGGTGGGGATTAGTTCACTCTTTACTCGGGAGAATATTATGAACGAATTTTTATGGGTTGAAAAGTATAGACCCCAAACCATTGAGGAAGTAGTCCTTCCTGAAGATATCAAGAACACCTTTAAAAACTTTGTAGAACAAGGTGAGATACCAAATCTATTACTATGCGGAACTGCTGGTACAGGTAAGACTACTATCGCAAAAGCACTTTGCAATGAATTGGGTGCTGACTTTATTGTAATCAATGGATCCGATGAGGGTAGATTGATTGACACATTACGAACTAAGATTAAGAACTTTGCTTCTACAGTATCTTTGGGTGGAAACTCAAAGGTTGTTATACTAGACGAAGCAGATTATATGTCACCTGAATCGGTGCAACCTGCATTAAGGGGTTTCATTGAAGAGTTTAGTGCTAATTGTAGATTCATCTTCACTTGTAATTTTAAAAACAGGATTATAGAACCACTACATTCAAGATGTACTGTTGTAGATTTTAAAGTACCATCACAGGATAAACCTGCTATTGCTGGTGCTTTCTTTATGAGAGTATGCAAGATACTTGAGTCAGAAGGAATCGACTACTCTAAGGAGGTGGTAGCAGAGTTGGTCAGCAAACACTTCCCTGACAATCGTAGAATACTAAACGAATTACAAAGATACTCATCTTCAGGAGTTATCGATTCAGGCATACTTACTAATATCGCTGAAGAGAAAATTGCTCAACTCATGACTGCCTTAGAGAATCGTAAATGGGGTGACATGAGAAAATGGGTTGCTCAAAACTCAGATAATGATCCTGTACTTTTATACAGGAAGATCTTTAACTCATTAGAGCATAGATTAAAAGCAGAATCAATACCAGCAGCAGTTTTACTGATTGCTGACTATCAATACAAGAATGCATTTGTAGCAGATGCCGAAGTTAATTTGGTTGCCTGTCTTACAGAGATTATGTCGGAGTGTGCATTCAAATGAGTTTTTTAGTTGTTGGTGCGAGAACAGGAATCGGAAAGGCACTATATGATGAGTTGCTTGCCTCTGGATGTGCCGTCTGGGGGACTTCCTCTACTCCAACTGAGGATTTAATTGAATTAGACCTAACTGATCCTGTCTCAATCCAACGACTAAGTTCGCAGATGCCCGAACCAGATATTGCATTCAACTGTGCAGTTAAATGGAACAAAGCATCATCACCGATGGATCTAGGTAGATTAGGTAATCCAATCGGTGAGCAAAGTCTATATGACTTTGAAGAAATGCTAAGAGCAAATGTTGTGGGTTATCTAGAACTGTTTCAAAAAGTTTATCTACAATGGATAAAAACTAAGGTGGTTCATCTTGGATCAGGTACAGTGCCTGCCAATATGAATTTACCAACTGCAAGAGAAAGTGATAAACGAGTTGCTCGTTTCGCAATCTCTTCATGTAAAGCAGCACAGCAAATGTTAGTTGCTCGTGCGCAATACGAAAATCCCGAGAGAAAGTTTGTATGGTTGGATCCGATACCACCTGATGCAATAGGAGTAGCAGATCCGACCATTACAAACCGAGTTCTAGAAGGAACAAGTTTAGAACAATGGAAAGTGGATGACAGTATAGATAAAGAAGTAAACATGTGGGGTACAGGTTTGCTATCACCACGTGCTTGTGCACAATATATACTAAAGGAATATAAGAAGTTAGTGTAATGGGACAACATTCAGATAAAGTACAGCAAAGAAGAGAAGAAATACAGATAGAAGAATGGGCAAGCAAAGTCTATATGATCCATGCTTATTCTAATGACGATGGACAAAGTGTGTTTGATGTTCAATACAATGATGGTAAGATTGTAAGGGAAATAGATGGCAAGAAAATTACTATCTATCCTAATGGTCAAAAAGAATCTCGCAAAACATACATAGAAAGAATCAGACACATGTTTAGTGCAGCAATGGCAGATATCAAAGCAGGATTTGAACCACGATGAATCCATTTGATTTTGTATCAGCAGTAAGTTATACGAAGGAAGATATCATGCCTGACTCTATAGCAGAGAAGGCATACAATCCTTATCTCACTAACAAATCACTATCCTATCACCAAGATGCAATCTTGTTTGCTAATGAAATGAACAGTCGATACCATCTGGATCATCGTCTTCAGTTTCAATTTTTAATAAATACTCTTAGGCAACGGAAAAGATTTTCCAAATGGGAAAAATCTGAAAAGTTAAAAGATTTGGATGTTGTCAAAGAGTATTATGGTTGTTCCTCGCAAAGAGCAGAGGAATATCTCTCACTCCTTGATGACGATTCAATATTGAATTTGAAACAAACAATGAACAAGGGTGGGATTAACCATGGAAGAACTACAGAATGAGGTTTCTGAATTACTAGAAATCAAACTTAAACAAAGTGACGATTTCTTAAAAGTAAGAGAGACCTTGACACGGATTGGTGTTGCTTCTAGGAAAGATAAAACACTATTTCAATCCTGTCATATATTACATAAAAGAGGACAGTACTTTATAGTACATTTTAAAGAACTGTTCAAACTAGATGGTAAGGACACAGACATTAGTGAAAATGATATTGGTCGTAGAAACTCTATCGCCAAGTTATTAGCAGAATGGGGATTGATTGAGATAGTAGACAAATCTAAAAGTGAAGAACCAATTGCTCCACTATCGCAAATTAAAATCATACCATTTAAAGAAAAAGAATTATGGAGTCTAGTGCCCAAGTACAACATCGGCAATAAAGTCGAAGTTGAATAACAGGGGAAAAATATGTTAGACTTAATCGGAACAATTTGGGCGATTATACAACAATTGCCATTAATTGTAACAGTGTGTTCCGCAGTTGCTGCGATGACACCTACACCGAAGGATGACCTTCTTTTTGCAAAACTTTACAAATTAGTCGATCTATTCGCACTTAACTTTGGAAAGGCAAAGGAGAAGAATCCTTTATTAGGATAATTCCAAACCTATAGGAGAAACCAATGGAAGTATTGATATTCATTCTAGTCGTATTGGCGATTGCTGGTGGATTTCACTTTTACAGTGAAAGAACCACTGGTACATCTGCATTCGATTTAGATAAAGATGGAGATGTTGATTTAGATGATGCAAAGGTAGCAGTATCTGCTGCAAAGTTCAAATTGGCTGATCTCAAAAAGAAAACCAAAGCAGAATTACTAAAACTCGCAAAGAAAGAGAAGTTAGTAGTTGGTGCTAGAGATACAAAAGCAAAGATACTTGAAGCATTCAAGAATCTCGCAGATTAATTTCTGAGCAATCTCGAGAAGGGGAGCATTGCTCCCCTTTTTTTTATTTCTCGTTTACAAATTCATTGAGTTGTCGTGCAACTGCGATAACTTGTTCTGGTGAGATATGTTGTTCACCTAGTCCTTTCTTATCATTAGGAAAATTATCATTGTGTTGATACACCTTCTGATTTTCCCTTTCAATATTCATCTCTAAAAGACCTTGTGCTTGTGCGAGCAGATCTGCTCTTATTTCGAACCCAGACTTGGGTGTGTTATGATTTGCCATTTTTAACCTCCTGTGTGTATGTGTGTATTAATGACTAATATATTTATTCCTAACTAGAAAGGGATTATAAATAATGGTATGATTGAAATTACTGACAGAGCAATCGAAGTTTTGTTAGAAAAGACAAAAAGCAAGGAAGGAGTTAGAATAGGCATTCAACCTGCAGGATGCAATGGCTGGAAGTATGTATTCGACTACCTTTATCAAATACAAGAAGATGATGAAATAAGTGACTTTGGTAAATTCAAAGTAGCAATAGATCCCTTATCTGCTCCTCACCTGAATGGATTAACATTGGATTATATAACAGAAGGACTCAACAGTCGATTCGATTTTGTAAATCCAAACACTGGAGCAACATGTGGTTGCGGTGAATCCTTTACAATAAATGGGTTAGAGAATGGAAACTTTTTTTCAATTAGTAGGTGATCTAGGAGCACCGATTGCTATGGCATTAGCATCGGGATTCTTTATCTTCTTAGTCATAAAACAGATTCTACAAGGTATTGTAGACTCTATCGGTACACTTACAATGTTTTGTAATTCTCTGGAAAACAGAGCAAGAACTATGGCAAACGAAATGATCAAGATAGATCTTTTGGTAAGTAGTGCATTAGAATTAAGACCAGATATCGAAAGAATCGCTCGAAGTGAAAACTTTGTTGAAGATGGTAAACTTGATGTGAGGAGAGATTAATGGAAGCATTAGTATTGATTGGACTTCTATACTTTGGTTTCTGCGTATCTGATGATACACAAGAAGAAGTAGTGGAAGTAGCAGAAACAGTTGAAGAAGTTGCTATAGCAACCCATCCTATATCTGCAGAAGCAGTAGATGTAGGTGAAGTGATGGCAATAGCAGAAGTATTGACTAAAATAACAAAAATTCAAAAGGATAAAGAGTAATGGAAGATCCATCAGCAATAGTAGATTTGATCAGTCAATATGGATTTCCTATTGTTGCAATGGGTGGATTGGGATACTTTGTGTATTTTGTATGGAATTTTATTGGTGAACACATAGAACCCCAAATAGAAAAGATGCATTTTGCATTGATACGAGTGATAGATCAAACTCGTATGCTAGATCAAGATATGATACGACTACAGCAAAAAGTAAATGTCGTATTAGAATATCGAGAAAGACAAAAATTGTTAGAAGAGGGTAAGAATGAGAAGTCAAAGTCAAAATAAAGCATTCAAAAATGCAATGTCTTTGTACAAAAACAAAACATTAGAACATACAATTATAGGATTGTTTATGGCAACTGTCATATTAATGATGATGTTTTTAGCATCTCATGTAAATGCTGATCAATTAGTACAGCAATTTAAGAATCCCTCATTCAGTGGTGTAGGAACATCATCGCATTATCTAACTATTGATAATCAAGAGAAAGCAAGAAGAGATAAGATAGAAGAAGATATAGAAGCAGCACTCAAACAAGCAGAAAGAGATGCTGATAATACCACACTTGCTAAGTTCATGAGAAACTTAGAATCTAGAATCTATTCACAAATATCAAAAGACTTAGTCACTGCATTGTTTAGTGGCGAAGGAAGTACATTTGGTACATTCCTTATAGAAGGCAACACTGTGACCTATGAGAAAACATTATGTATGGGTGATATGACTGGTTGTGTAGAAGGAGATGAAGTTATCGTATTGACTATTGTCGATGCTGAAGGATCTACAACAACAATTACAATACCCATAGGTGCTGGAACCATAGGTGGACTCGGTGGTTAGATCACTCTTAGCAATCATACTCATTATGTCAGGTTGTGCTAGTTTGCCCAACCCACGAGTATTAGATTGCGTAGAAGCAGATGGCAAGTTTCAAGTCAAAGATATCTATGGATCAACTTATGAACAGTTTGTTCCTTGTGTTGAGAAACCAACAACCATTGCACTTCCAACTCATAAACAATTAAGAGATCTACCAGCACCCATAACTAATCCATATGTAATCGCAGTTTATAGTTTCCAAGATAAAACAGGACAGAGAAAGTCCAAACAAAATTTAGCAGACTTTTCCACAGCAGTGACACAAGGTGGAGAAGCATTACTCATTGATGCTTTAAAAACAGCAGGAAATGGTAAATGGTTTAGAGTAGTGGATAGATCCATTACAGATTATCTAGTAAGAGAAAGACAGATTGTTAAATCTACTAGACAAACATATTTAGATGTGGAAGATGAAAAGGAAGCATTGCAACCTTTACTATTCGCAGGAATGATTTTTGATGGAGGTATTATTGGATATGATACCAATATCGAAACAGGTGGTAATGGTGCCAGATACTTAGGTGTCGGTGCCAGCCAACAATATCGTAGGGATGCTGTTGTAGTATCATTACGAGCAATATCAGTATCGACTGGAGAAGTTCTTATGAATGTTCAGTCATACAAAACAGTTTTATCCGTGGCACAAGGATTCGATGTATTTCGATTTGTTGACATGGATACTAAACTAGTTGAAATAGAAGATGGTATCTCTGAGAATGAGAGTGTGACTTATGCTGTTCGTGCTGCCATAGAGCAAGCAGTGATCGGCATTATACAACAAGGTGAGGAAAGAGGTTATTGGAAATCTCGTTCCTCTAATGAAGAAATAAACGGAGAAGAAACATGAAGAATATATTTTTATTCTTAGTTGCTCTTGTATCGGTTGGAACTCATGCGCAGAGTTCATCTGATAACCAAGTCTTCATTGAACAAGTTGGAGATACTCTTAACTTAAATATACAACAAACAGGTTATGGTAACAAAATTGGTGGTGATGATTTTTCATCTTCACCTGCCGATATGGTTATCACTGG